CCGAGGGTATTTTATTTCTAAGCGTAATGCTGAGAAGTATAATATCCCCGAGGGATCCAGAGTGTTGACATATGCTGTAGGTCAACCTATGGGAGCGTTATCATCATGGGTAATGCTTGCCCTGACTCATCACTTTATAGTGCAGTGAGCCTTTTATGATGCTTGTTCACGAAAGCTCAAAAGGTTAAAAGGATTCTGATTTACAGATTACCTAGTTCTCGGAGATGATATTGTAATTTTTGACTCCTTCGTGGCAGAATCCTATCGTAAGATTATGGATTTCCTCGGAGTGAAAATAGGGTTAGCCAAATCTATCAGTGCTAAAAGCTCATGAACTCTTGAGTTCGCTAAGAAGTATTTCGTTGATGGCGGAAAAGCCAATATGGTCCCGGTCAGGGACATCATAGTAACTACGTTATCTACGGGAGTACTCTTTGAGTTTCTTAGCAAGCATGATTTGACTTTTCAACACTATTTAAAAGTACGTGGCTTAGGCTACAAAGCTCGGTCAAAGGTTATTGGGCATCTCTGAAACTTACCAAATAGACTTAGAGTCTATATCGTAGAGTACCAAAGATCAATAAAAGAATCTTGGTTGGACTGAGTGACCATGAAAAGTTTGTCTTCCAACTATATCCTGACTAAGCCGGGTTTAATCCGCTTGATCGGGTGACTTAAAAATCACCGTGAAGATAGCATTAGACCTAGGTTGATACGGTTGGAGGCTCAAATACAAAGTGAGCACAATTTCCTACGTAATCATCCATATTTTATGGTTGGTTCTCACTCCTCAGTCGAAGCATTGGATGCTGCGAAGCTGATCCTTGATGATTTTATTACATCTTGGTTTAGTGGAGATATTGAGGAGGTAGAGCCACTGGAAAGTATGGACTTACCTGCCCTACGAGATATGGCTTGTGAGCTGAAAGATGATAATGATCATTGATCAGAAGTCACTTTCGGTTTTAAGAATCTTACTTGGTATACTCAGGCCCACACTGAAGAAGGTCAGTTTATTGATCTCTTAAGTGTGTATAAGACTTGAGTAATATGTAATTCTTTCTTTGTCAATGACAAAGTGCGAAAACCGGC